TTTACGGAAAAAACCGGGGAAACAACGTGAGCCAGAAGCTACGCAGCGACAAAAACAGCGTCACGGCAGCCGTGGAGAACTTCAGCGGGGCCATGTCCAGCGTGCCTTTGCCAGAAGGCATCGAACTGCGAACCGATCTTGAACGCGTGATCTGGGATCAGTTCAGCCGCGCGCGCGCACGCGAGGATTGGCGGGATATGGACCTGCTGCTGTTGGCCAAAGTGGTCCGCATGGAGGCTGACATCCGCAGGCATCAGGAAACGCTGGATCGCAGCGGCGTGCTGATCAAGAACAAGCGGGAGACGCTGGTTGCCAACCCGCTGCTTGCGGTCATCGATACGCTGCAGCGTCAGCAGCTTGCGGTGATCCGTTCCATGTCTCTCAACCAGATGCACGCCGATCCGCGCACAATCAACGCAACTGCGAGAACGGCAGTTGACGCACGCAACGTCATGGCATCATTTGAAGATGAAGACCTGATAGCAATGCCGAGGGCAAATTGATGGACAGCAAGTTTTATGATCACAAGGTGGCCTCGGTGGCCGACCTGATCCCGTATGCTTTGAACAGCCGGGAACACAGCGATGATCAGGTGGCGCAGATCGCCGCGTCGATCAGGGCGTTTGGTTTCACCAACCCTGTGCTGATCGACGAGCAGAATAACCTGATCGCTGGGCATGGCCGTGTGATGGCTGCGCGCAAGCTGGGCATGACGGAGGTGCCTGCCATTGTCGTGACGGGCATGGACGAGCGCAAGCGGCGTGCGCTGATCATCGCGGACAACAAGCTGGCCCTGAATGCGTCTTGGGACATGGAGGCGCTGCTTGTCGAGGTGCGCGATCTCGGCGGCGATTTTGGCGAACTGATGGGCTTCAGCGATGACGAGTTGGCCGCAATGATGGCCGAAGAGACAGAAGGCTTGACTGACGAGGACGCGGTGCCAGAGGTGCCTGCGGTTCCCGTGACGGTTGAAGGCGACGTGTGGCTGCTTGGGCGGCACAGGCTGATGTGCGGGGATAGCACAAGCATTGACGCGGTGGATCGTCTCCTTAATGGCGCGTCTATTGATCTGGTTCATACTGATCCACCTTATGGGATATCAGAAAGCGCAGCAAAGCGTGTCTCACGCGAGACAAATAGTCTCGCCAAATCAAGCAGCCATCTTCCTGAATTTAACGATGCGACGACAGACGCTGCGAGGGATGCATTTGCGCTGTGCGAAGGCATGGGCATCAAAAGACAAGTTTGGTGGGGTGCAAATTATTACGCCCATGCACTGCCAGAGACAGCAAACTGGTTCGTATGGGATAAGCGTGTTGAGGAGAAACAAAAAGATGTAAACTCTGACTGCGAATTGGCATGGGTTAAGTCAAAGTGGTCGAGCGTCAGGATTTTCCGCCATCTTTGGAAGGGGCTTATTAAGGAAAGCGAAAAGGGCCAAGCGCGTGTGCATCCGACACAGAAGCCAGTGGCTTTGGTCGAATGGGTTATTGACTATTACCGAGATGTCAAAACAGTTCTAGACTTGTTTGGCGGCTCTGGATCAACACTGATTGGATGCGAAAAGAAAGGCTGTGATGCTTTCCTGATGGAACTTGAGCCTTACTACTGCGACGTGATCGTCAAACGCTGGCAGGACTTCACCGGGCAAGAGGCAACGCTGGAAGCGACGGGCGAGACGTTTGAGCAGATGACCGCGAAACGTGAGGCCGCATGACACGCGGTGAAAAAGTTTGCGCTTTTGTGGAAAGATATTGCCTGATCCCAGAGGGCAAGCTGGTCAGCAAGCGGTTCAAGCTGATGGCCTTTCAGCGCAAGTTCATCTTGGATATCTACGACAACCCGAAAGGAACCAGCCGCGCCTACCTTTCAGTGGCACGCAAGAACGGCAAATCGGCTTTGATCGCCGCGATCCTGCTTGCCCACATCGTCGGGCCAGAGGCACGGCAGAACAGCCAGATCATCAGCGGCGCACGTAGCCGAGATCAGGCGAGCCTCGTCTTCAAGCTGGCCGAAAAGATGGTCAGGCTTTCGCCGGAACTATCCAAGATCGTGCGGATCGTGCCGTCGCAGAAATCGCTTATCGGGCTGCCGATGAACGTGGAATACAAAGCCATCAGCGCGGAGGCTGGGACGGCCCACGGCCTTTCACCTGTGCTGGCAATCTTGGACGAGGTGGGTCAGGTGCGCGGGCCGACCGATGCTTTCATCGAAGCCATTGAAACCGCACAGGGCGCGCATGACGATCCGCTCCTGATCGCCATCAGCACGCAGGCGGCGACTGACGGCGACCTGTTCAGCATTTGGCTGGACGACGCCAAGAACGCCAAGGACAAGCGGATCATCAGCCATGTCTACACCGCGCCGGAAGGATGCGAGGTGATGGACCGCAAAGCGTGGGCGGCGGCAAACCCGGCCTTGGGCGAGTTTCGCAGCCTGACCGACATTGAGGACTTCGCCAAGCAAGCCGACCGCCTGCCAGCAAAGGAGAACAGCTTCCGCTGGCTGTTCCTGAACCAGCGCATTGAGGCTACCAGCCCGTTCCTGAACCGCAGCGAATGGGAGGCCAACGCCGAGGAGCCAGAGGTTGAGACGGGCGCGCTGTGCTATGCTGGGCTTGACCTGTCGGCCAGCCGAGACTTGACCGCCTTCGTGATGGTGTTCCCGCAGGACGGAATCTATCACGTTGTGCCGCAATTCTTCATGCCAGCGCAGGGCATCCGAGAGAGGGCCAAAGAGGACAAGGTGCCTTATGATGTCTGGGCGGATCAGGGCTTCATCACGCTGATTGACGGCCCGGTGATCATCCCGGCCATCGTGGCGCAGGCGGTGGCCGACGCGGCTGACCAATACGACCTGCAACTGTTGGCCTACGACCGCTGGCGGATCAATGACTTCACGCGGGAACTGGATGCCATCGGGGTGACTTTGCCGATGCAGCCGTTTGGGCAGGGCTTCAAGGACATGGCCCCGGCGGTTGACAAGCTGGAGAGGTTGGTGGCTGAACGCAAGATCAGGCACGGGGCGAACCCTGTGATGAACATGTGCGCCGCCAACGCGGTGGCAGAGCGTAGCCCAGCGGGCGACCGAAAGCTAACCAAGGCAAAATCATCTGGCCGGATCGACGGCGTGGTTGCCCTTGCAATGGCGCTTGGCGTGGAGTCGCACGATGCTGGAATCCCGCACTCGTCGCCGTGGGACGACCCTTCCTTTACGCTTAGCCTTTGATGTGTTATCTTTCCGCGAAACCGCGTTTATGGATCGGGTCTGATGGCTTTTTTTGATCGCTTCCGCAAAGCGGAAAACCGCAATCTGGAGAACCCGACCGCGCCTGTGTCTGCGAATGACTTCTTGCAGATCATGGGTTGGGGCGACCTCTACGCATCCTCCGGCGTCACGGTCAACGTGGACACGGCGCTGGGCGTGCCTGCGGTCTGGGCGGCGGTCAACTTCATCGCTGGCACCATCGCAGGCCTTCCGCTGCACGTTTACCGCAAGGACGAGGACGGCGGGCGATCAAAGGTTAACAGCGAGTTGTCGCTGATCCTGCACGACGTGATCAACGAGGACATGTCGTCGTTTGAGTGGCGCAAATACTCATTGGAGCAAGTTCTGACGGGCGGTCGCTCTGTCACCTACATAGAGCGAAACGCGCTGGGCCAGATCGTCAACCTGTACCCACTGGACCCGACAAAAGTTCGCGTTGAGCGCCTGATCGATGGCCGCAAGATTTACCGGGTCAACGCCAAGGTTTACGAAGCCAAAGAGGTTCTCGACCTGCCGTTCATGCTGAAGGCCAACATGACGGACGCACGCGGGCCGATATCGCAGAACAAAGACGCCATCGGGATGGCCATTGCGGCCAGCCGATATGGCTCAAAGGCTTTTCAATCCGGCGGCATCCCGCCCGCCGTGCTGCAAGGCCCATTTCAATCTGGCGCGGCTGCGAACAGGGCATCCGAGGACGTGGCCGCCACGACCTTGAAGCTGGCCAAGGAAGGCCGCCCGATCATGGCGCTGCCTATCGGCCATGAGTTGAAAACCATCGGCTTCACGCCTGAGAACATGCAGCTTTTGGAGTTGCAGCGGTTCAGCATCGAACAGATCGCCCGCATTTACTCCTTGCCGCCTGTGTTCCTGCAAGATCTGACCCACGGCACATTCAGCAATACGGAACAGCAGGATTTGCACTTCGTGAAGCACACCGTGAAGCGGTGGGTTGAGCAGTTCGAGCAGGAAATGAACCTGAAGTTCTTCGGGCGCGGCTCTGATTTCTATGTGGAATTCAACGTGGACGGCCTCCTGCGCGGCGATCTGAAGTCGCGGATGGAGGCTTACGCTACGTCGATCCAAAACGGCATCCGCACGCCAAACGAGGTGCGCGCCATTGAGAACATGGAAGCCAAGAAAAACGGCGACGACTTGTTGATCCAAGGCGCAACCGTGCCTTTAGGAAGCCAGCCCAACACGGGAGCGCCTGATGCCAGTGCCTAACGACGCGATGGCTGACGAGGCCCAGCGTGGCCTAGATTGGCGGCGCGAGTTTGGGCGCGGCGGCACCGAGGTTGGCATTGCCCGTGCGCGGGATATCTCCAACAAGGTTGACCTGTCGATGGACACGGTGCAGCGCATGGCCAGCTATTTTGCGCGGCATGAAGTTGACAAGGAAGCCGAGGGTTTCCGTCCCGGCGAAGATGGTTATCCGTCGAATGGCCGCATCGCGTGGGCGCTTTGGGGCGGTGATCCGGGTCAATCATGGGCCAACGGCATCCTTGAAGACGAGAATGATGAGCGTCTCGAAAAGCGTCCATACCCCGGAGAGCATGCGGCGCGACTGCAAGACCCGGATAAATATGACCGCTTCAGCCGTGAAAACGACGCTGGCGGCACTGGAGTCGATTTCATCTATGGAATCCTGTCGGATGGCGGGACTGAACTTCAGGCAATTCGCTTTGATGCTGACGAATTCACGGTCGAACAGGCAAGAAATTGGCTTGAAGAAAACGACTTTGAGCCGATTGAGTTTGAGCCTGCGACAGGTTCTAGCGAAAGAAGCAGGATGGTGATACAATCGCCGGAACAAACGGGGCTTAACATGTCTGAAAAAGAAATCCGCCGTGGGGTTCCTGTCGAAATCCGCGAAGATGAAACGGGCGAAATCAAGGTTTCTGGTTATGCCGCCGTCTTTGGCGAGGAAACCAACATCGGTGGCATGTTCACCGAGATGATCGAACGCGGGGCTTTCAAGGCGGCCATCAAGCGCGATGACGTGGTTTTCCTGATCAACCATGAAGGCTTGCCGCTGGCACGCACGCGGTCAGGCACTCTGACGCTGAAGGAAGACCAGCGCGGGCTTTACATGGAAGCCATGCTTGACCAATCCGACCCGGATGTCCGCAGCATAGTGCCGAAGATGAAGCGCGGCGATCTGGACAAGATGTCGTTTGCTTTCCGTCCTGTTCGCCAAAAGTGGGATGATCGGGCAAACCCGCCTCGCCGCACGATCCAAGAGGCGCAGTTGTTCGACGTGTCCATCGTGACCACGCCAGCCTACGAAGGCACCGAGATCGCTCTGCGGTCGTTGCAGGAACACCGTGAGGCCAAAGCCAAGTCGCAGGCTGCACGCCGTATGCGGATGAAGGCAACGCTGTCTGGAATTGAGGCCCGCAACGAATACATGCTGCCGCCTGAGCCGCAGCCTGAAATCGTTTCTGGCAGCGTCAACGCGATCAATACGCAGAACGCCATCGAAAACTGGAACCTCGGCCCAGAAGCCGCGTCTGATGAACCCGGCGCTAACCAAGAATACTGGGGAAAGATGGCCGATGTCTGGAGCATCAACGAGGCAGAAGCCCGTCGTCAGCTTTGCGCGAACTGCGAGTTCTTCAACAACACGCCTGAAATGCTTAAGGCGATGGAAGACATCCCGCGCAACGACTTCGACACCAACGCTGGCGGTCGCGGCTGGTGCGAGAAACTTGAGTTTATCTGCCACAACCTGCGATCCTGCCAAGCATGGGAACGTAAGGATTTTGAGGCTGAAGAATAACGGCGGTCTCCCGCTGTTGGCCCAAACCCCCAGCCCTTGGGCAAGGCACAATGTAGGAGGCCATCATGGCTGACGTGAAAGACCTGCGGGAGAAGATGGCGCGTATCGCCACGGAAGCCCGTTCCAAACTTGCAGAAGTGACGGACAAGACCGAAGAAGCCCGCGCCGCTGAGATTGAGCGCGAGTTTGACGCCATGATGGCTGAACATGACCGCCTGTCGGGCGTTGCACAGCGCATGGAAAAAGCTGACGCGGCTATCCGCGCTGCTCACTCGGTTGACCTGTCGAAGCGCCCTGTTGCTGAGCGCACCTCGGCTCCGGCTGCTGACCTTGGCTCGTCATTGGACTACCGCTCGGCGTTCTACAAGATGATCGCCAATGGCGGCGTTGACGGCTTGGACAGCGAAGTGCGTCAGGTTCTGCGTAGCAACGAACTCCGCACTCAAACCGCTGGCACCACGACCGCTGGTGGTTTCACTGTTCCGACGGAACTGGCGACCTTCATCGACAAGGCCATGATCGCCACTGGTCCGATGTACGACTCGAACCTGTTCACCGTGATCAACACCACGGGCGGCAACACGTTCAACATCCCGACCGTTGACGACACCACTGTCGCTGCCGAAGCCCACACGGAAGGCACCCAGCCGACCGACGACGGCGGCAAGGACGTGACCTTCGGCCAGAAGTCGCTCGGCGCATATGCCTTCGACACCGAATGGGTGCGCTGGTCGTATGAACTGGCAAACGACTCGATCCTCAACATGGAATCGCTGCTTGGCGAACTCCTTGGTGAGCGCATGGGCCGCATTGCCAACTCGAAGCTAACCACTGGTTCGGGTTCGTCGGACGTTGAGGGCATCGTTACGACCTCCACGCTCGGCAAGACCGCAGCCGCGACCGCAGCCGTGACCGCCGACGAGATCATCGACCTGATCCACTCGGTCAACCCGGCTTATCGCTCGGCACCCAACACCGCCATCATGATGAACGACAGCACCCTTGCCGCTGTCCGTAAGCTGAAGGACGGTCAGGGCAACTACCTCTGGCAGATGGGCAACTATCAGGCTGGCGTCCCGCAGAACATTCTCGGCTACAACGTGGTCGTGAACCAAGCAATGGACTCGCTGGCTGCCGCCAAGAAGGTCATGCTGTTCGGCGACATGTCGAAGTTCTACGTCCGCAAAGTGGGCGGCCCGTCGCTGTTCGTGGCCCGTGAGCGTTTCGCTCCCGACTACGGCATCCTCGGCTATATCCGCTTTGACGGCGTGCTGGCCAACACCGCAGCGATCAAGCACCTGATCACCGCCGCTTCCTAAGGCCTGATCTGAAAACTGGGCGGGGCTTCGGTCCCGCCCGTCCCACAAAAGGAGGCCGACATGGCTAAAGTTCGTTTGCTCACATCGATGGCTGGCATTGATTTCTCGCACAACAAGGGCGATGTGATCGATTGCGCCGATGAGACTGCCGCACGCTACATTGAGGCAGGCATTGCTGAGGGCTTCGCTGATGCCGAAGCCAAGGTTGAACGCGCTGTCAAAAAGACCGCTGTTGAGAAAGCCGTGAAGGAATAACAGATGCTGTCTCCGCAGTTTTCCCTCGTCCGCGTCACCGCGCCCGCCGTCTCGCCGATCTCTTTGGCCGAGGCCAAGGCGCAGATGCGCGTGGAGGGAAACGACGACGACACCATTATTCAACGGCTTATCGACGCTGCCGTTGCCTTCGTGGATGTGCAGGGCGTGCTTGGCCGTGCGATGATCACGCAAACTTGGGCAGAATGGATTGCGCCAAATCCCAGCACCGTGCTGCTTTCCATCGGCCCGGTGCAATCTGTGTCGTCCATTAAGTATTACGATATCGACGGCGTTTTGCAGACCGCAACGCTGGCCGACTTCAACGTGTTCGGCACACCAAACCGCATCACGATCACGCCCAAGACAAGCAAGGCTTGGCCGATCACCCAGACCCGCGACGATGCCATCAAGATCGAATATGTGGTCGGCTATGGGTCAACATCTGCCAGCGTGCCGCAGACTGTTCGCCACGCGCTTCTGATGCTGGTGGCGCACTGGTATGAAAACCGCGAGACCACGCAGGAAAAGCAGATGCAAGACCTGCCTTATGGCTTCATGGAAATGATGAACATCGAACGGAATTCTTGGTATGGCTAAGGCTGGCGCATTCGGTGAACGTGCTACATTCCAGCGCCTCGATGCAGGCGCTGTTGATGCTTATGGCAACATCTACACCGGATGGTCTGAATACGGCGTGCGCTGGGCCGACATGCGTGAGCGGATCGGCAAAGAGATGATCGAAGGCGGTGCGCTGAATGACGTGGCAATGGCCACCATGCGCTG